CCCTGGCACGCATGGGCGACCGTTTCTGGCGCGCCGACGACTCGCGTGCGCGCCATTCCGGCGGCAGCGGCCTGGGCCTGTCGATCGTCGCGGCCATCTGCCAAGCGCACGGCGGTGCGCTGGAATTCGCCAATCGCGGGGGCGGCGGACTATGCGCCCAGGTGCGGTTGCCGTCCGGGTTAGCAGGTGATGCGGGCGCGGGTCGCAGCAGTGCGCCTGCGCCACATCCGCGCAAACGGCAAGCGTGAGATCGGTGCGGTAAAGTCCGCTGCACGAACGGAGACGTTCAGTCCCAGGCTTCCACGTGAGTACCGCATTGGATACCAACCGCCAGCGCCAGGCCGTCCCAACGGGCAAGACCGCCGAGGAATGGCAAGCCATCGAGCACGCCGCCATCCAGGAGTTGCAGCGCCGGGCTGACGAGGCGCACGCGACCGTGGTTGCGTTGCTGGATCGCCACGGCGGCAACTTCAGTGCCAGGCAGATGTCGCAGATACGGCGGCGGCTGGAGAAGCGTTGAACGGGTGACGTGGACGCGAGCGGCGCTGCGGCATACGAATTTTACATAAGATACATTTTATCCGCACCGGAGCCGTGCAAGCCATTGATTTCAATGGTCTTTTTTTGATGCGCCGCCGGCACGGTGCCGATTGTCAGCACCACCAGCGCGACCACCGCGGCGGCCGCGCTTAGCCTGTCCCACAGCGTTGCCCACGCCCGCCGCTCAACTTCTGTTTCCGACGCCTCTTCCCTCACCTTCGTAGCCAGTGCGGGATCTGCCTTCGCTAGATCTATCAGCGCCATCAGGTGCTCATTCGTGATCTGGCCGCCACGTCGCCACACCGACACCGCAGACCTAGACACCCCGATTTGCTTCGACAACGAGTTGTCGGAGTCGCTAGGACAGTTTTTCCGCGCCTTGTCAAGAAGAACGTTCAGGGTCTGCATGTTGAATTTTCCTTGACATAACAGTCGATCCTCATTTTACATATGCCCCGTGTCGAGCGTTGTTCGACACCCCGCCCCCCGGCACCCCCCGGGGGCCACGGGTCGGGTAGGGGACAGGGGATTCACGAATGGACATCGAACGCCTCGCAGCCATGCCGCTGTGCAAGCTCTTCCGCGCGCGTGCCGTCTTCCGCCCTCGCAGCCGCTTCGACCTGGTCGACCAGGTCAACACCGCCATCGAGCGCCGCTACCAAGCCTTCCGCCTCGGGGAGATTCGGTGATGAGTCACGAAATTCTCTCAGTCCAGCTTGCCATTGCCGGCGTTCTGGCTGTCGCCTTGCTTATCCGCGGCTACTTCGCCTATGCGCGCTGGTTCGATCGCCGCATTGACCAGCAGCTTGAGGCCGACTTCCGCGCCTACTGCATGGTGCAGGAAGCCAAGCGGGAGGCCGCCCGCCGTGCATAACCCCGACTGGTCCCAGTTCTCCCTGCTCGATCACCTGATCGCCTGCGCGCTCCTCGCGCTGTATCTCATTCCGGTCGTCGCCGTCGTGGCAGCGCCGCTCGCGATCAAAGTCAGGAACGACGCTCGATGAGCCTCCTGGTTGCCCTCTACCACCCCTTTTCACCGGCGCAGCTGTGCAATCGGCCGGCACAGCCGGTTGGCCCGAGCAGTAACACGGGCCAAAAGTCTCAGACCCCGGACGGCCTGTCGAAGCCGCTGATTGACTTCTGCACCCTCGTTTTCGACACCGACAAGGCCGTGAAGCTGCTCAAGCGCATGAGCGCCCAGGACATGGTGGCCTACGTCTTCGGCACCTCTGGCAGCATCGTCGCCGGCCCCTTGCTCGAGCGCCTCTGGAACTTCCGCTATGAGCGCAGCGCCACGCTGATCGATGAGACCTCATCCGTCTGCGGCAAGATCGGCGTTTCCGACACCGGGGAGGTCTGCATCAGCCTGACAGGGCAGGGGTGCACCCACGTTCCCAGCTGGCCCTACGTCGAGCGCATCGCGGACGACCTCGGCGCTCACCTGACCCGCGCTGATATCGCCGTCGATGACCATTCTGGTCTGACCTTCGACGTTGATTACTTCCGCCAGGCGTACCACCAGGGTGCGTTCACGTCCAATGGCCGCCCGCCTCAGGCGCGTCACCAGAGCGACGAGGGTAGTGGCAAGGGCTGCACGCTCTACGTCGGCCAGAAAGGTCACAAGGAACTTTGCGTCTACGAGAAAGGCAAGCAGCTTGGCGACCCGGAAAGCCCCTGGGTGCGTTGCGAGTTGCGCCTCTACGCCAAGCGCATCGACCTTCCTTTGGACGTTCTGACAAACCCCGGCAAGTACTACCGCGGTGCCTACGCGATCCTCGCTGACCTTGTCATCGGTGAGCTTGACCGCTTGCAGCTCAAAGAGCGCATGGTCAATCCCTCCGCGAAAGCCATGATCGATTTCATCGACACCCAGGCAGGCACCGCCCTTTGTGTCCTCTGGAATGCCTGCATGGCGCGCTCCCGCGACTACGCCGTTTCGGTGATGCAGCGCTACCTCATGCACGACGGTGTGCCTGGTCGTTTCAAGCATCTGTCTCAGTGTGAGTTAGAGATTCGCCTGTCCAATCAGTTGGATCAACTCTTCCCCGACCTTGCCTAGCACCACAGGCACCGTGCCGCTTGCGGCGCGGGGCCAACCGCCGCCCGTGACGCATCACGGAATGTCCCACCACCAGCGCCATCACCATCAGGAAACCAGCACCATGAAGATCACCATCACCAGCATCCACGTCAACGAGAAGCACTGGGAGAAGGGTGGCCGCAGCGGCATCATCCGCACCCAGGAGGCCAGCGCCGAGACTCCGAAGTTTCGCCAGACGGTTCGCCTCGATCTCGGCAAGGAACCGCCCTACGAGCCGGGCATCTACGACCTGAACCTGGAAGACAACGTCACCGTCAACCAGTACGGCGACCTCGGCCTTCCGCGTAAGCCCACCCTGGTGCGCGTCGACAAGCCCGCCCAGCAGCCCGCCCCGGTCAAGGCGGCGTAGTACCCATGGACGGAGAGACCGTGCTGACGCTGCACTGCAAAGCGTCCGACTACGACGCCTCAACAGCCCAGTGCGCCTATCCGTTCTATGGCCCCACGTCGAGCTTTCCGCCGCCGCTCAGCGTGGCTGATTCCCTGGTCATTTCAGCCGGCATCGTTGGCTGTTGGTCCGTGGGTTTCATGATCCGGCAGTCCCGCCGGGTCGCAGGTGGCTAATCCGTGTCGCGTCACAAATCCCACTCAACAGGAGATACCCGTGTCCAAGATCCAGTTCCTCCGCAACAAGATCGCTGCCGGCGTCGCCGGCGTCACCGCCCTGGTGGTCACCGGTTCGGCCTTCGCTGCCGATCCGCTGGCCGACGCCGCCACCGCTTCGATGGACAAGAGCACGCTCTATCTCATCGGTGCTGCGGTGCTGACGCTCACCGGCGTGGTCGTCATCATCCGCAAGAGCCAGCGCGCTGGCGGCGGCTGATCCCAGCAAGGTAGGGCAGGGCGGGGAAACCCGCCCTTTCCTTTTTATCGCGCGTCACGAAATAGGGGGCATCAATGCAATACGTCGGTTACTTCGTCATGATCGCGATGCTGGGGGCCGTGTGGCTCGCTTTCGACAGCTGATCATCCTCGTGGTTGCCCTCCTGCTTTGTCAGGAGGGCATTGCCGCGAGCTACTCTGATCAAGGTGCTGCCTACTCCGCATGCGCCTCTGATTCCGGCGCTGTAGCTGGACGTGTTGACGACGATAAATCCACTTATCAGGTCGTCATCAACTGCGCGAAGGCTGCCCAAGATCCCATCTATTCGTGCTACGCCGTCCGAGTCTCAGGCAGCACCGGCCAAACTGGCGCGCAAGCTGCTTGCCAGGTATTCATTCGAGGCTCCAACAACGACCCCGAATATCGCTATCCCAGCGCCAACACGTGCGACAAGCGGCCTTCCTTCACTTCGACCTTTTCTCCCAAATCCGGTTCTACTTCCTGCGACTCCGGTTGTGTTGGGTATTGGTCGCGTAACGCTGATGGCACCAGCACCGCCATCTACAGTGCCGGCGGGGTGTGCAGCACTTCCGATTTCCCCAAGGAATGCAGCGATTCTCAGTACTGGAACCCTGTCCTAAACGTCTGTGAGCCGAAGAAGGAGGAGTGCCCCAAGGGCCAGTCTCCTAACGGAGTCGGCAAGTGCGCCCCGGAGCCTTGCCCCGATGGCATGGTGCAGCAGCAGGACGGCACCTGTAAGGCGAAGGAAAGCGAGTGTCCTCAAGGCCAGGTGAAAGGCCCTGACGGCAGCTGCGTCAAGAAGCCCGATGCCTGTTCTACCGGCCAGGCCATGGGTTCCGACGGGACGTCAAACCTGACAAAGATGGCGACGGCAAGCCCGACGACGAAGACAGCGACGACGATGGCAAGGATGACAAATCGTCCTTCTCCGGCGGTGATTCCTGCGATTCCCCACCGTCATGCAGTGGCGATCCTGTCATGTGTGGGCAGGCCCGCATTCAATGGCGCATTGACTGCAACACGCGGCGCAACCGCAACATCGCAGGCGGCGCCTGCAGCACACCGCCCATTTGCACCGGCGATAAGTGCGACGCGATGGAGTACGCCTCGTTGCTCATGCAGTGGCGCACCGCATGCGCCACCGAGAAGCTCGCAGGAGGGAAGGGCAGCGACAACTCTGGCGATCAACCCGCGTGGACGAAGGTCAACGGCATGAGCCAGGACCCCGGCGCCGGCGCCACTGCCGACGACACGAAGGTGCTCACGACCAACAAGCTGTCCACCGACGATCTGGACACGTCCGGCTTCGGTGGCGGCGTTGGCACCTGCATCGGCTTCGCCACCGCTGGCGGTGGTAGTCAGTTGGCTGATGGCTTCCTCTCCACGCTCGCGTCGCCGCCTCCCATTTTCTGCGAGTGGGTCAAAGCCATGTCTGCCATCTGCATCCTCGGTGCCGCCATCGTCTCCGCCTTCATCCTGTCCCGAGGGGGTGCGTAATGCCCATGATCATCGGCGCCCTGGTTGCCGCGCTTCTGCAAGGTCTGCGTCAGTACCTGCCCGGCATCATCGGCCGCGTGCTGCTCGCCTTCGGCATTGGTTTCGCCACGCACGAAATCGCCATGCCAGCGCTGAAGTCCCTCATCCAGGGCTACATCGGCGGTCTGCCTGCGGTGGCCTATGCCTACTTCAACGCGTCCGGGTTCGGTGTCGCCACGACCATGATCCTTTCCGCCTGGCTCGCTAACCGCGCCCAGGCCGCCATCCTGACCAAGCTTAAGGCGTCCTAATGGCCCTCTACCTCGTCACCGGCCAGCCCGGCCACGGCAAGACCGCGTATGCGCTCGACAAGGCGTTCACCTTCAAGAAGGAGGGCCGCAAGATCTACGCCAGCGGAGTGAAGGATCTGGACTACGAGAAGGCCGGTTTCACCTATCTGGACGATCCCACCAAGTGGCAGGATCTGCCCGATGGTGCGGTGATCCTCCTTGATGAGTGCTACACCGTTTTTCCGAACCGCAACCCCGGCGCCAAGGTCCCCGACCATGTCGAAGCGATGGCCCGCCATCGTCATCGCGGCTTTGACTTCATCCTGATCGCGCAGCAGGGCCTGCAACTCGATCCCTTCTTGCGCGGGCTCTACGAAGAGCATGTGCACGTGCGCCAGACCTCGGTCATGCGCAGCAAGACCAAGCTCAAGCGCTGGAACCAGTATCAGAGCAACGTTCAGGGCGCTTGCAACGACATCGTCGATTGGGTGCGCCCGAAATACGTGTTCGACTACTACACCAGCACCACGCTGGTGACCACCAAGCGCACCGTGCCGATGTGGATCCGCTACGTTGTCGGCGGCCTGGTGGTGCTCGCCGTAATCCTCTTCGGCATCCGCTGGTATTTCGCCAGCAAGATCGCCGGCTATCAGGCTGAGCACGATCCAGCAGAGCACCCTCAGCAAACGCGCGACGGCACCACCGCGAAGGGAGGTACGATCGAGCGCGGGGGGGGACGTCGCGCGCACCTACGCCACGGCGACCGACTACGCCACTGCGCACCTGGCCAGGTTCCCCACGATGCCCTGGACCGCGCCCATCTACGATGGCGCCGCTCCGGTCGGCCAGCCCCAGCTTTTCTGCATGTCCAGCCTCGGCGGCAAAGACGGCCAGGGCCACACCACCGAGCCGAGCTGCACCTGCATGACGGAGCAGGGCACCAAGTACGCCCTGCCCGCAGCCGCAGTGCCGTACGGTCGCCCTCAACGGGCCGCCCTACAACCCGTACAAGCAGCCCAGCGCCCCGCCGGCACCCTACGTACCGCCCCAGGCCCAGGACGCGCCCCAGGCGCACGCTGGCGCGCCCCTGCAGGGCAGCGTGATCGCCAAGCTTCCCCGCGCCCAGGGCACGTTCCCGGAGCACCCTCAGGCGAAGTCAGAGACCTATACCCCGGCTACCACCCTGGAGATGTGACCATGCGCGACGACAGAGACCCCGGCACCCTTGAAATGCCCCTGCGCGGTCGACCTGGTCGACCGCCGGCCGATGGCATCGCCGCCAAGACCGATGCGGAGCGAGCGGCCGCGTACCGCCAGCGCAAGGCCAAGCGGCTGAGGGTAGGGCATGCGCGCCCCGCTCAACTCTCTGATAGCCTGCTGTTGGATCTGATCCGCAAGAGCATCGACAACGGATCTGCCCGTGCCACTGTGGCCCGCCTCGTTGCCGAGTTGGCCACCCGCTACCCGAAGGCGTGACGCGTCATGGATATGGGCAACATCGACTGGTTTCGCACCATCCTGCTCGCCGAGGTCATCGTGTTCTCGATCCTCGGCCTGGTCTCCGGCATCCGCGCCACTCGCCTCGGCGCCTCGTTGTTCCGACCCCTGCGCTAGCCCCAGGGGTGTAGGGGGCATCGCCCCCTACGGTCAACGCCTCACCCGCGCTAGGTCCGCCGGCGCCCACGACCTGGTCGGCCTACCTGCCCAGGCTCGCACCTCGACTGACCACCTCCTGCTGACCGCTTCTTTTCCAGATCTTCGCGCAGCTTGTCCCGCATGTACGCGACGCTACCTTTCCGGGCCAGCGTCTTTCCGCGCTCGCGTTGCCGGCACTCGTCCATCATCCGGCGCCATTCGTCTGCGATGGTGCATGTCAGCGACCAGTGTCGTAGCGTCCATGCGTCGATGCGCCTGCCTTCAGGTGTCACCAGCATCCCGGCCTCAAACGAAAAACCGGCCCAGGGGCCGGTCAGTTTCCGATCACGCATGCGCCGAACTCCATTCGGCGGGCCATCCTGGCCGGGGTGGCGTGAACAGCCTGCGCAGCCTGGCGAACCAGCGTCCGAACATAAGATACATTATGCGAAATTAGCTATGTCCCCGGACGGGGGCGCGGCCGGCCATCCCCGTTGCTGTCAGTTTCTTTAGTTCGTGTCCTTTTCGTTTGGATCGTGCCCCTGCTTGATTTCAAAGGCTTTTTTCCCTCTCCAAGGACACGATCCAAAGTAACGCGTGGACGCTCTTCGTGCCAGTGTCGCTATGCAGAGCAGCTTGATCGGTGTCAGGTTGCAGCCACTTTGCCGCGAGTACGCCTAGAGCGTGCTGGTTTAGGAGGCTTGGGCTGACCGTGTCCAACACGTTGGTGCCAAGCCGCTTCGAGTGCCGCAGGGAGATCGTTCAATTTGGCCAGCTGTGCCTCCAACGCGTCGGCACGCGCTTGCTGGACGGTAAGTTCCTGGCGAGTCTGGGAGACCGTGGCCTTCGCGCGCTCAAGCTCCTCGCCATGCAGCCGTTCGGCCATTGCAACTTCTTTTCGGAGGCTCATCAGTTGCTGTTGAGCCTCCTTGGTCTCCTGGCGCGCCCGATCCACTTCCGCATGTGCACGGTCTTCCGTAGCACGCACATGCTGGATCAAAGTGTCGCGCTCAGCACGCGCCGCTTCCTGCACATGCTGAAGCTGAATCTGCAGTGCTTCGCAGGCTCTTTCTACTTCTGATACACGCAGTGTTGCCGCGTCGCGCTGCTGGCAGAACTCATCTAGCTGCTGCTGGAGTTGCGCAACGAGACGCTCGAGTTCGCCGGCGCGGGCTGTCGCGAGCTGTTCGGCGTGATGAGCCACCTCTGCCTCGCCCCTAAGCCGGCCGAGTTCGGCCTGGATGCTGTGGCGATCGCGTTCTAATTCATCTCGGGCGCTCAGTACGGCGGCACGCTCACTGGCGATGGCTTCATCGGCATGGTTCCGCGCATGGTTAAGAGCTAACGCCCACCACTTCCCTGCCAGGGCTGCCACTGCCTCGGGCACATTGGCTGTGACTACGCGGATCTGGTCGTTTTGCGCCAGGCGCGTCCCCAATCCGCGCCACCATGTCTCCAGCCACCGAACGACGGTATTCGGGGAGCCTGTACCAAGATGAGCACGGATGCGTTCGACGGTCGGACGTTCGCCCAGCGCGACAAGCGCGTCGGCGGCGGCGTGAACATCTGATTCTGTGATGCCTCTGGCCATTGAAGTGCCTCCCGGATTGGCGCCCTGCCCCCGCAGTTGACGTACTCGCGATAAGTGATGATTATCGTGGCTACGCCTGCTGATTCGTAGCGTACATTACATACTATGGATGCTAATTCCACTAGTGCCGCCCTCGCCCAGACCGTCCACCAGCTGGTACTGCCCGAACAGCTGGCGCAACAGGCGGCGGACGCGGTGCGCGAGCTGCTGGCCGAAGCAGCGGCCGAGAACACCACCCGCAGCTACACCAGTGCCCTGCGCTACTGGGCCGGATGGCATGCGGCGCGCTACGGCATCGAGCTCGCATTGCCGGTGCCCGAAGCCACTGTGCTGCAGTTTGTGGTCGATCACGTGCAGCGCCGCTCGACTGACGGTGAGCTGGCGTGGGAGCTGCCGCCGATCGTGGACCAGGCCTTGGTGGCGGCCGGCTTGAAGGCCAAGCTTGGGCCCTGGACCTTGGCCACCGTGCGGCATCGAGTTGCCGTGCTGTCCACCGCGCACAGGCTCAAACAGGTGACCAATCCCTGCGAACAGCCAGCGATCCGCACGGTGCTCAGCCGCGCCGCCCGAGCCGCAGTCAAACGCGGCGAGCGGCCGCGCAAGAAGACCGCGATCACCCTGCCGGAGCTGGAAGCCCTGCTGGCTACCTGCGACGACAGCCTGGAAGGAATACGGGATCGCGCCCTACTCTGCTTCGGGTTTGCCAGCGGTGGGCGCCGGCGCAGTGAAATCGCCGCCGCCGACCTGCGAGACCTGCGCCGGATCGGCGAGGCGGGCTACATCTACCGCCTGGAGCACAGCAAGACCCAGCAGGCCGGTGTTACCGCGAGTTCGACCCCGGACAAGCCGGTGCTCGATCGGGCCGCCCTCGCACTGCAGGCCTGGCTGGACGCAGCCGGGATCACCGAAGGGGCGATCTTCCGACGGCTGTGGAAGCAGCGCGTCGGCCCTGCCCTGTCTCCGGCCGCGGTAGGCGAGATCGTACAGCGGCGGGCGC